TCAAATGACCAGTTTTTTCCACTCCTTGCCGCGTGCATCGTTGTAAATATCGGTCATTTTTTGATTCGAATGACCCAGCAAAATTTTGGTATCAATTCCCTGTTCTCTGAACAATCTTTCTGATAAAGATCTCTGCTCATGGAAAGAGGGTGGGGTGCCATTAGCACGCCAGTTGTAATCCACAGAATCCCGCGCTTTTTTAAATGCAACAGTTAACGTTGCTGGCTTAACCATCCCGCCGCGCTTAGCTGTCCCTTTCGCGTGATGATGGTGCAATAGCCACGGACTAAGAACGCAATCGCGACAGGATGACACCACATCATCCAGGGTGAGATTTAATTTATCGCAACGCAGAGCCAGAGGGATGGCAATCCGGGTTCCTGTTTTTTGCTGTTCGACATGAAGATAACCATCCCGGATATCCGAAAACTGCATTTTGCAAATATCTGAAAGGCGCTGGCCTGTCACCAGTGCCAGCAGCATGCCGCGCTGTAAAAAGTAACCATCCTTTTCCGCTGCGTTATAAATCATCATCCACTCATCAAAAGTCAGTCGCTGTCTTGATATCCGCACCTGCGGTTTTTTTGCCGATTCTGCAGGGTTAAAGCCTGGCGGGACATCGCCCGTTTGCTGAGCTTCCCGGAAAACATCGATCAGTACCTTCCTGAAAATTTGTCCCATTCTGTTATGTCCTCTGGCCTTGTACTCTTCCAGCACCGATACCACATCTTTTACGGTGATGGCATCTAACGGTCTGGTGCCAAAACGTTCATCAAATACCCTGAGAGGGGCCGCTTTTTGTTTCAGCGTGTTGAGTTTGATTTCTCCGTTTTCATATCTTTCCTGTTGAATTTTTCTGTAATTATTCAGAAAAATGGAAACAGTTGATGAACCGCCGGTATCATTAATAATTTTCTCCTGCAGACTGAGCATTTGTTCCATTTGCTGCCTGGCAAGACGGCTGTTCGCTTCTGCTGCAATAGTTTCTGCCAGTTTCTGGTCAATACTGCCGAGACCGTGATTTTTGCCTGTTATGGGATGCCTGTAACGCCAGTAAACTTTGTTATTTCTTTTGTCAAAATATGGAGACAATCCCGGAACATCGGTTTTATATTTTCGCGGGCGCGCCATCTTCCAGTATCCTCTTCAAAGCAGGGTGATCTGTGGCGATCACCTCCGGCTTGTTTACCATTCCGACAAAGCGAGCTCGCGGATCCACTCGCCAGTGTCTTCCAACTTTTTTGGGGAGAGGAAATATCATTCCGGCTTTAGCGTATTTACTTAACGTGCCTGGAGTAGGGACCGGATCGCTGAATTCCTCTTTTGCCCACTCAGTGAGCAGAATAAGTCTTGCCATGAGCGTCGTTCGCTAATCATGGTCGCCGCCACTATAGCTGGTGGGCGACGACCGGGGTTGAACATTAAAAATCAGCCTGACTCGGGATCAGTTTTTGTATCGTAGCTGTAACGTATTTTGCCTGGTGACGGGCGTCATCCAGCGCATTGTGGCGCACGCCTTCGAATGGAATAACGGTTCTGGCATCAAAGTCGATTGTTTTTCCCAGCTCAACGATTGTGCGTACATCGCGATCGTTGTAGTAGCGCCACGGGCAGGGGATGTCCAGGCGTTCGTATGAGGTGCGCAAAATTGCGTTATCGAAAGTTGCACCATTACCCCATACCTGAACTAATTTTTCATCTGAGTATTCGTTGATGAACTCCCGAAACCGCGAAAGGGCATCCTTCAGTTTTACCTGGTCTGTTAAAATGGCAGCTCTGGCTTCACTGGACTGCTTCAGCCACCATTCGATGGTTCCACCGTCAGGAACAGCCCCTGTATTCATTGCGTCAGTCAGACTGATAACGATATAAAATACTGGCCCGATTTCCCCTGTTTGTGGGTCGAAGAAAACCGCACCAATAACCACGATGGGCGCATTGGTGTTGGTTCCCATTGTTTCAAGGTCGATCATCAGGTGGTACCACACTCTGCTGGTGGATGTGATAACGTGATGACCGTTCACCGCAATTAAGGGATCTGCCGTCTCGCCAGTTTCATTATCGCTGGCGTGATCCTGAGCGCTGCCAGCATTCTCCTTGTGTGGATGTTCAGCGCCTTCCATTTTCTCCGAATCGTCTTCCTGAACTTCAACCTGGTTCTTGTCATCGAATGTTTCCTGGTATGTTGCGTCGCCCATCACTGCACCACAATCAGGGCAGTTGCCGCCACCGCTTTGACCGCAGGCGGTGCAGATCTTTTCCGGTTCCTGTTGCACTACTGGTTCAGGTTGTTTCGTTTCTGGCTCGTTTTGTTGCGTATTTGGGCTGTTTTGTTCCGCTTTCTGGTCGTTCTGTTCCGTTTCTTGCTGGTTCTGGTTCACAGAATCTCGGGTTTCAATCCCCTTCACCCATTTCGGATCATTCGGATCGCTAATCCCTGCAACAAATTCACCACGTGATACTGCAAGCAGTTCATCGGCGTCAGGCTGGCTGATATTGGCTGTCTGCATAATTTTGTTTACTTCATCAGCGGTAACTTTTACCGACCCTGGTTGTGCGGTCGTGTCAGATGCACCAGTATTTTGTTGTGAACCTGAGTATGTACCGTTTTTGCGGGCGAAATATTCTTCTTTCGTGATTTCAGTAGCCCCGGCAGCCAGTGCCTTATCCAGACCAGAAAGTTTGTTTGCGCGACCGTATTTTTCGCCATCCTTGTCGGTGAAGAGGAAGTAGAACGGCCCCTCACGCTCTACAGATGGTTCGACTTCCACTTTGCATTCGGTTTTTTCGTTGTCCGGAATTGCCGTTTCCACTGCATCAGTTTCTGGTACTGGCGACGAGAGAGTATCAGTTGCGCTCTGATTTCTTCCTTCATCTTCAAACACGCCCTTTGTAGTCAGGTATTCAGTAATGTATTTGTTCAGTGCCACAGGGTCTTTGTGAATGTCGATCGGACGTTCACGGACAAGGCCAAAAATAGTCTGGCGGTCGTAGCGAAGGGCATCAGGCTGTTTGCGCATTGATGCCGAGATACGCTTCCAGTCTTCGCGGTCGTTGTCGATAACTTCATTTTTTGCCCAGCGATGGATGCTGCCGTCAATGTTTCCGGCATCCACATCACCAGGCCAGAGAGCGTAGGCCAGTTCGTCATCCAGTGTTTTCCATGTCTGCTTGTATTCGCGATGAATGGCAGCAATGACCGGGCTGATTTTTCCTGTTGAATTTTCAGTGTGCTGTTGATTGGCTCTGGCGCGGGCGAGATCAACAACAGACGTGTATTTTCCGGTTTCCTTGCGTTCACCTTCGCGACGTTTTTTCCAGATGCGCATCTCTGCCTGAATTTCGGGCCATTTGGCACCAGGCTTACATTTATGCTTAACCCACCCGATGGCATGCAGCTTAAGCTCCGGATACATGGCGTTAACTTCTGGCATTTTCATCAACGCTTCAACGATATGTCCGTCGAATGTTGCCATGTCTTCCTGCAACAGTTCCTGCGCGCTAATCACCATATCAACGGTGATGTTTTCACATGTGTCGAACTTAACCATGACAGCGTTCTGTACTTCAGGGGCCAGCTTGTCAAAAGTGACGTTCATCGGATCTGATTCAGTCTCAACCGGGACAAAGGAAGCAGACTCCTCATCCCAGCGGTTTTCCTGCATATATTCAGCATCCCAGGAATCGAGGGCAGGACGGGGCATGCCGGGTTTATCCTCGCAGACAAGAAATTTATAAGCGCAGTCCTGAGCAGCCGGATATTGCTCCAGGAATTGCCAGGTAAATTTGGCACGGGCGCGACGTTCGTCGCCGGCTTCAATGGCAGTGGCTACAGCGACTGCACCTTCTTCCTTTATTGCCTGTTCGTCCGGAATGGCGGCGCAAATAAAGACTTTACTCATTTTGTTTTAACCTCATTACAGATTTAAGGATGAACAAATCCCTGCCATTGCTGGCATATAAGAATCAAATCTGATGTATTCATTAAGCTGAATGTCGTATTGTGGCAGTTATTTTATTACTGCTCACCATGACTCTGCTTTTACAGGTAAACCATCACGACCAAGGAAGACTTTAATCATGGTTTCCTTAATACAGTGTTGTGTGGAAAAATCACGAATATAGAGCCGTTGTTTTTTAATGTTGTTTACCGAAGCAATATATGTTCTTCCTTTATGAATAACATAATCACCGGGAGTCACGCACTGACGAGGAATCTCATCAGTTCCGAAGTGATGAGCAATCATAATTATCTCCATTTTTACAAATGAACTTTGTTGATGCGGTGCCTGGTGCCTCCAGGTGACGTTAACCAGTTAACAATTAACGCCGGATACAGAGAATCCACCCATAACACTGTTTTTGGTTTTAACTGTTCCGCGTGCGCTCAGCCGCATTCACCACATCACAAAATTCACTTTAAAAAGGGCGGCAGAGCAGTCACGGAGTAAAACTGATACCGCCAAACGTCACCAGAAAATTGATAACAGAGGGCGTTGCAGCGGGGTTGTCACTTAAGCGTATGGTCAACCTGACAACCCGGTGTCCTCAACGGGGAAGGAATAACCCCGCCATACTTACCGCCGCGCCATTTCGCGGAGTGCCACAACCGGAAGCGCACGGTCGACGAAAATTTAACGACAGGCTATCTATGAACCAACAACTTCGCCGTGCGCTTTCGCGTTATGCCCTGACTTTTCAGGGAGATATCCTTTCAGTAAACTGTCAGTGCCGGATGCTCACCCGTGTCCGGCGCACGCACTCCACCTCACCCGTGGAGAACTCCTTAATTACTAACCCTCAGGAGGATGAAATGGGGTTTGATGTCAATGAAACTCTTAACTCTCTTATACGGAAAATTAATGATTTTGATAAAACACTACAGCATGCTGCGGCGCGTAGTGATATAACATTGTTAGCAATTTCATACCTTGCATCTGCCATGAATAAAGATGAAACGGTACGAAAGAATCTCGTTGATTATATCGACTCGCTTCAGCCGGGCACTTTCAACCCTGAGAGCTTCAATCATGAGAAAGAGCATGTTAAATCTGTAATTAATTCTCTTGTTTTGAATCAAAAGAATTGATGCTTCTTGTTACGAAGCAATTTTCAAGGGGTTCTATCCGAATCCCTTTCTTTTCCATTAACAAGCCAAACCCCTTATTAATGATGTCCATTAATTCCAGGAAGTATTTTTTATGTAAATCCTGGTTATCAGAGAGTTGCTTCTCTTCGTACAGACCGATAAAGGCACGACGCACGTTACCGGATATATTATCGATGGTTTCTTTTTCTACGGTACTCAGGTCAAGAGTCGCCAATTGAGAATGAACTATATTCGCTGCCATTTCCTGGAATGGCATTGGTAAATCTTTAAATTCCATCGTCAACCTCATCAGTCAGTATTTCTGGCTAACCAGCGACGCGCGCCAGCTTCGGTTTTAAACGTTTTGCTTTTGGTATACGTCATCGCCGTGAACGTGCCGTCTTGGTTTGGAAACACGCCGTATACCAGAGACTCGTTGTTGCCAAGATCGATAGTATCCATGCTGACCTCATTTCCCCTTAACGCCGGGGTGGCGGAACAAAAACCTGCTGCATAGTTAAAGTTGAACCCTGCCGTCATGTTCTTACGCCTCGGGCTGGCTACTTAACCCCTGACCACTGCCTGGTAACTCGAAGTATTGCCCTGCATTCTGTGGGGCGGGGTGGGTTGGTATGCTGTTAAGGTAACAAGAGTTACCTTTCGAGTCAATACGATGTTGTAAAAGGTACATTTGAGAGCGTGAAAAACCCGCAATGAATGCGGGTTCTGACTCAGTCTAAGTATTGATGTATTTGTGAAACTTTACCTTTAATGGTGTAACCACCATTCAGTTCGATGGGTTTGTAAAGCGGATTCAGTGACAACAGATAGATGTTTGGTCCGTCAATCGCAACTTTTTTTAGTGTTACGTTTGGCGTTCCTTCCAATTGGATTAAGATTATTTTTCCCACCAGTTCTCTAATGTTACTTGAGCATGGTGTGATCAGCACGGTAGATCCGTCGGGGATGGTTGGGAGGCCGTTAGAGTTTGTCATCGCATCTCCCTCAACATGCAATAAAAAAGAGTTTTCAGCGGTTTTTGTCATGACATCAACCCAATTCTTAATGCCAGGAATCTCGGTTACTGGACAACTCATATCCCAATAACCAGCCTGTTCCCACGTTAAAACGGGCAACCGGGCGATGTTGTCACTAATGTAAGGATACTGATTCAGACGCAGATCATCGGTTTTATCGTGACCGTCCTTTCCATAAAGAATCCATTCAGGAGATTTGGAAAGCAATTTTGACAGTAGATGCAAATTCTCACCGTCAGGTTTTGAAGAGCCATTTTCCCATTTTGTTACGGATACACGAGATATGCCGATTGCTTTCGCAACCTGCTGTTGGGTTAATCCAACGTCTTTTCGACGATTCCGAATACGTTCGCTGATAGTGTTTTTCATGTAACCAATGTTACTACCAAGTGATGTTGCTATGGTTGACATTCCTATGTAACTATTGTTACCCTCCTGCTCGAAATAACAGGAGAGTTTTATGTTCAAAGATGATGTTCTGCGCTATTTCAAAAAAAAGCGACTAGTAGCTGAGGCTCTTGGAATTTCACATGTGGCTGTTGTGCGGTGGAAAGCAGTTATTCCCAAACTTCGCGCAATGGAACTGGATGAAATTACTAACGGTGAATTGAAATACAACCCAGAACTTTACAAGAAGCAGGATAGCACCTCGAACGAAGGAAAGAATGATTCATGAAAATCAAGCATGAACACATCCGCATGGCGATGAATGCCTGGGCGCATCCGGACGGTGAAAAAGTTCCGGCAGCTGAAATAACCAGGGCTTATTTTGAACTGGGTATGACGTTCCCGGAACTGTATGACGACAGCCATCCGGAAGCCCTGGCTCGCAATACCCAGAAAATTTTCCGCTGGGTGGAGAAAGACACCCCTGATGCAGTTGAAAAAATTCAGGCGTTGTTACCAGCGATCGAAAAGGCAATGCCACCTTTGCTGGTGGCCAGAATGCGCAGCCACAGTTCAGCTTATTTTCGGGAGCTGGTGGAGACGCGGGAGCGACTGGTGAGAGACGCTGATGATTTTGTCGCAGTGGCAATCGCCGGTTTCAATCAGATGAACCGTGGTGGCCCGGCAGGAAATGCTGTGGCAGTGCATTGAGTGATAATAGCCATATCGAATCGCTTCCGGCAACTCGTGAGTAAAAAGATTCGGTATCAGAAGAGGTGAGTATGGCTAACGCCTGGCTCAGATTATGGCATGACATGCCAAATGACCCTAAGTGGCGAACAATTGCCAGGGTGTCAGGGCAGCCAATTGCAACAGTGATGGCAGTGTATATCCACCTCCTGGTGAGCGCGTCACGAAATGTCACGCGAGGTCACATTGATGTCACGACAGAAGATTTGGCAAGTGCGCTCGACGTGACAGAAGAGGTAATTGATTCAATTTTGCAGACGATGCAGGGGCGGGTACTTGATGGTGATTTAATCACTGGATGGGAAAAACGCCAGGTGCTGAAAGAGGACAACGGCAATATTTCGCAAACCGCAAAATCTCCTGCAGAGCGCAAGAGGGCGCAGCGAGAGAGGGAAAGAAAGCGGGAACAAAATGGCGATTGTCACGGCGCGTCACGAAATGTCACGCACATGTCACGACGAGTCACGACAGATAAAGATACAGATAAAGATACAGATCAAGAAGATCAAAACACTATGGTCCATGGCGTAAAAAACGCCACGAACCAGGCAGGGGATGTTCAGACCGTCAATCCTGGTCAGCCAGCAGGCACGACACCGGAAGCCGATTCAGCGTATGCGCTGAAAGCCGATTCGGGCGCTGTGCAGCAGGTGATGACCGCAAGGCCGGAGCAATCACACCAACTGCGGCAGCCCGAAGCCGATTCCGCCATTCAGCGGGAAGCCGATCGGGTAGTCCCGGAAAACACCGGGCAGTCTGTGGGACGAGTGGATTATCCGGATGTGTTCGAACAGATCTGGCGGGAGTACCCGTTGCGTGCCGGGGCAAACCCGAAGAAATCCGCTTTCAGTGCCTGGAAGGCCAGATTACGCGAGGGGGTGCCACCAGAGGCCATGCTGGATGGCGTGAGGCGTTACGCAAGATACCTAGCGGTTACCGGGAAAACGGGAACGGAATTTGTTCAGCGAGCGACGACGTTTTTTGGACCGGACCGGAATTTTGAAAACCCCTGGTTGCTCCCGGTAAACGGCACGAACAACCAGCGTTGTGTGAATCATATTTCTGAACCGGATACCGAAATTCCGCCGGGCTTCAGGGGGTAAGTGTTTATTTCAGGTCATGAGGTAATTTTCAGGAGGACTTGTGGCAAAAGTATTTACACAAGAAGAGCGAGAAAAAATTAAAGGGCAGGTTGTTGAACTCGTACGCCAGAGTGGGCGTGAGACGTTACGACAACTGGAAGTCAAGACAGGTGCGACAAGATATCTGATGAGCGTTCTCGCGAGAGAGCTGGTTGCCAGCGGTGATGTATACAATTCTGGTTACGGGTTATTCCCGTCTGAACAGGCGCGTAAGGACTGGCAAAATGCCCGTAAAAAGCTCTCAAGGGCAAAGCTGAAGAAACCATCTGCGGTTGATCCGGACCTTATCTGGTCATTACCTGATGGAGAAATACGTCGTTACGACAGGCATCATAATATAATTTGTACTGAGTGTCGTAAAAGCGAAGTTATGCAGCGCATATTGTCGTTTTATCAGGGGAATGTTCGGTATTTATTAAAGTGACGAGATTAAAATGCATTAGTTAAGATGTGAATTGACATTTTGTGGCACAGGATAGAGCTATCGTGGTTGTCCGCTTTGTGCCAGAAGCGGAAGTTAGAAATTATCTGCCAACCGATAAGATGGCTGCCTAAGTCGTAGCGATTCAGCACTGTTTTAGCGGCGCTCGATTGCAAAGTCGTGCTTTGCTGACTTGCGATTGTGCTCTTTACGAGCAAAGCTTTCAGGTATAGTAAGTGCTAACTGTAGTGTAAAATTATAGGGATAGATGAAGAAAACAACGAGGCTTTAGCTAATCTTTGCAGTTGTGTCTGCTATAATAAGGCGAAATTTTATCTGCATGATTTTGTTTGATTAACTCCGAAAGCCAGCTCTCTCGGTGAAGATTGGGAAGGGATATCAATGAGTGATGATAGCTATAAATTTCAAAAGTTAACGCCGTTCAGCGATGTTGAGCTGGGTGTATATAAAAATGCGATAGATTTTGTTTTTGCCAATAACGATCTAAAAAATGTTGCGATATCAGGGCAATATAGCGCAGGAAAAAGTAGTCTTATCGAATCCTATAAGAAAAGTCATTCAAATATAAAGTTTGTTCATATCTCACTTGCTCATTTCAGATCGATTGAGGAAGCTGAAACTAATGAACCAAGTAAAGATATAAATGAAACCGCGTTAGAAGGTAAAGTTCTTAACCAGTTAATTCACCAAATTAATGCTGATGATATTCCCCAGACACATTTTAAAGTAAAGAAAAAAATAAAAACTAACAACATTGTGATAAACACCATCTTTACGGTGTTATTTATCGCTATGATACTACATATCACGCTATTTAATAAGTGGGAAAAGTTTGTTTCACTTTTATCTGAAGGTAATATAAAGACACTACTTACATTATCAACTAAATACGATACGCTTTTAATTAGTGGGTTTATATGTACTATCCTATCTTGTATTTTCATTTACAAGTTAATAAAAACCCAAAAGAATCGTAATGTTCTTAAGAAAATAAATTTACAGGGTAATGAAATAGAGATTTTTGAAGAAAGTAACGAGTCTTATTTCGATAGATATTTAAATGAAGTATTGTACCTTTTCGAGAACGTTGATGCTGATGCCATTGTTTTTGAAGACATGGACCGTTTTAATAGTAATAACATCTTTGAACGTCTTCATGAGGTTAACAGACTGGTTAATATTCAACGGGACACAGCAGGGCACAAGAAATCGACGTTACGTTTTATTTACTTGCTTCGTGATGATATCTTCATTTCGAAGGATAGAACCAAATTCTTTGATTATATCATTCCAGTTATTCCTGTTGTTGATAGTTCTAACTCTTACGATCAGTTTATCACACATTTTGATGGTGGTGGTATTCTCAAGTTGTTCAATGAAAGATTTCTACAAGGGATGTCTTTATATATTGATGATATGAGAATATTGAAGAATATTTATAACGAATTTCAAATTTATTATAACAAATTAAACACGACAGAACTTGACTGTAATAAAATGTTGGCCATTATTGCCTATAAGAATATTTTCCCAAGAGATTTTAGTGAGTTGCAACTTAATCAAGGTATGGTTTATACCATATTTAGTGAAAAAGACAACCTTATTATTGAAGAAATAAAGAAAATAGAAAAAGATATTAGAGATAGAAAAAAAGAGATTGAGGCAATCAATGATGAAATACTCAACTCTAGTCAGGAGGTTGATGCTATATACGATAAGGAATTATCTAGATATAATAATCATCCTCACTATAATCAGGCTGAGAAAGCTGATATAGCAAAGAGAAGGGCGGCTAGAAAAGAAAGTGTTGAAAATAAATTTAATGGTAAAATAGAAGAAATTAATGAGCTTATATCAAGATCAAGAGAAAGTTTGGTTGATTCTAGAAACAAAAGACTTAAAGAAGTAATAACTAGAGAAAACATTGATGAAATATTTAAACTCACCTATACCAATGAAATTGGAGAGGAAAGAGACTTTAATGAAATAAAAAGCAGTGAGTATTTTGACTTGCTTAAATACCTTATTCGTGATGGTTATATTGATGAAACCTATACCGACTATATGACCTATTTTTATGAAAATAGCCTGAGTCGAATTGATAAGATGTTTTTACGCAGCATTACCGATCAAAAAGGCAAAGAGTTCACTTATCAACTCAAGAACCCCAAGCTGGTCGTTGCCCGCCTTCGAGAAGTGGATTTTGAACAGGAAGAGGCGCTTAATTTTGATTTATTAGCTTATCTGCTTCAAACGCCAGCCCAGGTAAACTTAATAAAACGTTTATTCAAACAACTAAGAAAAGATAGAAGAGTTGAGTTTATTCGTGGTTACTTTGAAACTGAGAGGGCTCAGCCTGTCTTCATTAATCGATTAAATACACAGTGGCCTGAGTTTTTTTCTTATGCGCTGACAGAGAGTGAATTTTCTGCTGATTGGGTTAAACTCTACTCTATAGGCACGTTTTATTATTCTGCCAATGACGCCATCGAGGCCATTAATATTGATGATTGTCTGACTGATTACATCTCTGATTCGGCAGGTTATTTAGCAATATCAGAACCGAAGGTTGACAAATTAATTAGTGGTTTTAAGTTGCTTAACGTCTCTTTTGTCAGTATTAAATTTGAAAACGCAAATAAAGTACTCTTTGATGCGGTTTACCAGCATTCACTTTATGATATTAATTTTTCCAACCTGACCTTAATGCTGAGTAAGGTTTACACGCTTAATAGTGAAGATGATATTCGCCATAAGAACTATACACTAGTGATGTCACAACCTGATTCTCCCTTGGCTAGTTATGTTAATAACCATATTAGGGACTATCTGGATATGGTTTTATCTAGTTGTGATGGTTCAATCGTGGATGATGAATCCATTGTTTTATCCGTTCTTAATAATGAGGGAATATCTGATGAACAAAAAGGCCAGTATATAAACGCTTTGCAAACTTTCGTGACATCTCTGAGTGAGGTTGAGAGCGAATCTTTATGGTCATCTTTGTTGGATAAAGATAGAGCAGTGTGCTCTGAGGAAAATATTGTCTCTTATTTTGAACATGTTGATGGACTGGATGACTCACTTATCGAATTTATCAATAGAACTGATGTAGACCTGAATTTTCAAAATATTAATATTGATAACGAGCTTAAAGGTAAATTATTTAAATCGATTGTTATCTGTAATGATTTATCAAATGATAAATATGAAAAATTAATTTGCTCACTAAATATTATTTGTAAAACATCCTTTAGCGCTAGTAATATCGCGAGTGATAAGTTCAAAATATTAGTGGATAAAAATATTATTCGTATGAATGTTGCGCCACTTAATTTCATACGAGATAACTATTCAGAGCAACTTTCCTATTATATTCATAAGAATATCAGGGCATACGTTGAATTAATGACGATTGATAACTTTATTTTGGATGAGGCTATATCAATACTTTCTTGGAAAGTTGATGATGATTTGAAAGTTAAGCTACTCGAGTTTGTTAAAACTCCGTTGGCTATTTATAGTAAGAATTACTCTCAGGTCGTTAATGACTATATTTTAGAAAATAATTTTAAACCAGATGAACTTCTAATCTTGACGTCATCTTATAAAACTTGGGGAACCTCTACTCAGTCGCTCATCTTGAGTCGAGCAATACAGGATATATCAGCATTGATAGCAAGTCCTAATGATGTTTCTGAACCGTTACTAAAAAACCTGTTTGTCGCAGAGGGACTGAATATGCAGAATAAAATAGCACTGCTAATCGCTTTGTTGCCGGGTAAGGATTTGAGTAAGACGACTTGCAAAGAGTATCTTGATCTGCTTGGTTTATCGGAGTTCAGTAAAATTTTGGGGCGAGGCAAACCTAAAATTGAAGTTGATTCAACTAATCAAAGTTTATTAACAGCATTAAGAGATAACCACTTCTTCTCTGATTTTGAGGTGGATAATGAAAATCCCACTTATTATAAAATAACAAGGCGGCGCTCTATGTTTGGCTCAGATACATAG